CTAAATATGATTTGGTTAAAGCATCAACTGAAGTGCCAAGATCAATTCCAGCACCTGCTGATAAATCTAGGGCAGTTAAAAGAATGTCTTGAGATAAACTCGCATCTAAAGTAGTTGAAACTAATTGGCGCATTGCAGGACGAAGTTCGTCATCTAGTATGCCTCTAGTTTTTTGAAGCCTTTGAATGAAGGCTTCCGTACCTATTGTTTCAAATGACATGCCTAAATTGCCTAAAGTTAAGGCTAATGACTTGGCTGATTTTTGCTCTTGAGCGAAGGCTTGGACAGATGACTTAGCAAATTTAATTACTTGATTAACACCGAAGGCAACACCAAATGCACCGGCTAACTTATTGGCACTCTTGCTTAGTTTAGTTAAAGAGTTTTGGGCTTGCCTTGCACCTTTGTCTTTGTAAGTTGAGGTGATTGCAATATCTATGGGTGAGAAACTGACCATTATGCCGCCTTATCAAATGTTTTATATTGTGCTTTAGAAACTCTTTGAAACCATCTAGTCTTGGCTTTATCGATTGCTTTTATAACTGCATCTTGGACTTTGCCTTGATCGTCATAAAATGCTTTGTAAAGTAAACGTCCCTCTTTTTTACGACCTCTGCCAATGCTGACTAACTTTTGTTGGTTGTTTAATGCGGTCACAAACTGATATCCGGCAAAAGGGTTATTGCTTGCATACTGACCGGTCTTACGTGTTCGCTTTCCTAAAGATTGATAAGTGCCTTCATATCCTTGCACTTGACCTTTTTTATCACCGCTTATGTTTACAAAACTTGAACGCCCTTGAGGGTTCTTTCGTCCGGCTGTTTCATAAATAGCACCGGCGGCTGAATGGTTTTGCAAGATAAATGTTTGAACGAATCCTGATCGATTACGCTTAGTAGTTCCTAGATCGTAACCTAAACCTTTTCTAATTTTCCAAGGGTCGTATTTAGGAAAGCCACGCTTGCGATCTGATCGTGATTTCGCTTCTCTGCCTTGGCTAGTCCAACCGCTATCTAAGCCTGAAATCCTTGCACGAACCATGCCCTTTGCTCTATCTGAAATACTTTGCATTGCAGGGTCAATTTCCTCAAGCATGTCCTTATAGAGGTCAGGGGCAAAGTTCTTAAGACTATATAAAGTCTCATCTAGCCCTGCGACCTCTACTGGCATTTTCCATCCTTTTTGCGTCCTCTTTTAGAACGTTTAGTGTTGCTAAAAGTAACGATCTATCCATATTGATATATTCGCTATGCGGTATGCCTGTTCTAACTGCTAATAAAGCAATTAAATACGTCGTGTCATACCGCGTTACCCATTTGGGGCGTCAGCATCCAAAATCTCTACCTTGGATAGAGTTTCTAAATACTTGTCCCCAAATGGTACGACTGTAATTCCGGAACGTCTTTCGGCTTCCCATGCAAGCCAATAGATATCCGATTGTCTTTCCTCATCTCTGAATCTCTTATGAAACCCAGTCTTAAATTGTTGTTCAAATGCGTACTCAAGTGCAGGGCTAATATCAAAATCTGATACGTCGCCTGAAGCCTTTGTCACTCTGAGTTTAATCATTTAATCTCCTTAGAATGTACCTGTTGTCGCAACTGTAACTGCGCCGTTAACAGTCCATGTTACATCCTGAGTACCAAGATCGCCAACTCCGCCGTTAATGTCGGTGGTGTTATTTACTAGGCAAGTCATTGTATAAAGAGGGTTAGTTGCTGAAACCGCAGTTCCTTTTTCTTGCAAAAGAACGACAGTTACTGAAGTACCCCAAGCGGCTTGCAAAGTTGCAAGAACGTTTGATGAAGCGGTGTCGTTAAGAAATGAAATTGAAACGTTTGAAGTCTCAAGCCCTTTTACATATTTTTCACCGGCATCCCCCATGGCGGTTACAGATAATTCATTGAATGATCTGTTTAGGGTTACGCTCGTTACATGGTCAGAAAGGTCAATGGAATTTACCTTGACTCCGACCTTATTATTCAAGAACACAGCCATGGTTATTCCTCATCTTTCTTAGTGGTTGTTTTTGGCTTTTCTGTTTTTGCTATTTGCCCGACTTTTTCAAGCCAAGCCTTGTCCTCTGAAGGAACATCATAAATTTCGGTCATGTTTTATCCCCAACTTGTCATTATAGAAATTGTTAAATCTGCACTTAGCATTTCCCCTGCGCTTGCTGATAAAACATTGGGTGCAGATATATTACCAACGCTAATTTTGAGGGTAGTTATTGCTGCCAGTTTATTAAAAACACCGACGGCAAAATCCTCAATTCCGTTTAAGTTACCTTGATTGTCTAGCATTGGAACAATCATCACTAAACGAAAATTTACTTTTGGTGCAACGCTTGAATAGATATTGTTGCTTGGTTCAATATATGGGTCATCCGGTTGGATAATTAGTGAATTTGCTATGGGTGAGGCAGGTGGATATGAAAACACCTGCCAAACCCCTGCGTTAGTTAACGCAGTCGCAAGGGTTGTTCTGAGAGTTGTAACGGCAACTGTCATCAGCCAACCAAACTATTAGGTGATAAATGGTTTGCTAATATTCCTCGGACTCTTGCGAGAAGCGTGTTACCCATTCGGTAAGGACTTGGTTGGAAGTCAGGTGATATTCCACCTGCGCTAGATTGCTGCCTTGATTGCCAAATGTCAACTGCAATTAATAAACTACTTTCCCTAATTTCGGGAACAGTTGAATATGTAACGTAATCTGTCGCGGCAACTGTTCCATAAGGATTAGTTGCATGTATAGGTTCAATTGTTGAATGACTTGTTACAAAAGTTATTGAAGTAGGTGTTATGCTGGTAATAGTTTTACTGCCGTTGAAAGTTGCGCCGTTACCGCTTACTGTAACTACTTGACCAACAAAAAAGCCATGAGGTGTATTAAAATATAATGTGCCGTAACCAACTATGTGTGAATGACTTGAATTATATTGTTGATTTTTCCATAAGTAATCAGAAACAATATTTTGAGCCGTTTGACAAACTTCCTCAACTACTGAGTCACTATATAAAGTACCAATTCCAAGCGTGCTTCTCAACTCAGCAAGGGTAACAAAAGTAGCAGCCAATTTAGTTCCTTTCTTAAAGTAAAGGGGTTAAGGCTTCCTAACCCCTTTACAGATGATTCCTATTTAAGGAAGTTTATGCAACCATCCACTTGTAAGCACCGGCAGCAACCTTAGTTGCAATTGCGCCATAACCATAATAAGCAACATCAATTTGACCAGTTGAAATAACATTGGTCTCAAGACGATACTTAGTAGATTCGTACCAAGTGTATGAATCAGGATTAATAACGATCATTGTGTTATCGCCTGTTCCATCAGTTAACGCTGTTGAAACACGAAGGTTTAATCCACCAATGTTGCCACGAATATTCGTAGGGGTTAGATTTCCTGAAGCGTTCTGAGGGTTAATTGTTTGTGTAAATACTGCACGATTTGAACCATCAACTAATCCCATCAATGCACCCCATTGTTCAGGTGATACAACGATATTGGTTGCAAATCCAAGTGTACCTTTGTAAATTGAAACTGCTGCGTCAGAAATAAAATCCTGAATGTTCGCTGCGGTTAGTGTTCGGTTACCGCCATCAGTTCCGTTTGTAATTAAAGCAGTACCAACTGCTGCGTCAGTTGCTTTTGCATAAGCAAACTCCATCTGACGTACTAACTCTGCAAAAAACGCAGGGCTAGACCTGTCCAATAATTCTACGGAAAATATCTGACGTCCAGCGTACTTGGCGACAGGAACGCTTAAGAACGCAACGTTTTGATCTGTTTGTGATGGTGCTGCGCCTTCGGCTGTTGCTGCAACAGTTGGTACTTGGGTAAGTTTTGGAATTTCAAAACTCATACCAGCATCAGGAAGTGCTGCTGAACTAATTGAATCAATAAATGGGCGATCAGCATTTGAAAGAGGATTAATTACCTCGGTCAATTGACGTGTAGGAATAAGTCCTGCGTTGTCAGTTGTATCTGCTGCTGCACGTAGATACTGACGTGCATCCTCATCATTTAGATATTGCGCACGAAGGGTGTTCTCTAGGAATTTTTCCTTTGATAATTCAATGCGTGGCTTTGTGTAAATTGGTGCTGCTACTGTTGGACGAGAGGCTTCAACCGCAGGGGTCTCTACTACCTCGGACGCAACAGTTGTTTCAGGCTTTGTGTTTTCCACAATTTCCTCATTTTCTGTTTTGGTTTCGGTTGATTCTGCCTCTGCGTTTGACGCAGCGACTGAAGTGACGGCGGCACTTTCGAAAGCGGCAGCCTGTACTAGGCTAACTTCCATAAGTCTCGCAGCACTAACTCTGTATATTCCGTTACTATTCTTTCCTTTAATAACTTCCACTCCAACACTCAAGCCGGAACGTAGTGATTCACTTGCCTCAATGAGGCTATCTGTACCCCTAGTTGTATTACTAACCTTAAACTCAGCATAAATTCCTGAATCATCCTCGGTTGCATTTTTCATTCTACCGATTGGAGATTTAGGGTCATGCTCAAGTAATAACTTAACTTTGCTTGGCTCATCAATCTTAATTGACCCACGCTCAAAAATTACCTTACCAACTGAGGTATTTCCAATTTCATTTTCAAACGGGACAATTTTTCCAGCAATTATTCTACGAGACTCTGAAGCCTCTAAATCTGCACTAAAATTAATTATTTCCATTTGGGCTTAGTTCTTCCATTTCTCTCGCTTGTTCGACTGTTATTAACTCAAGTGCTAACATTTTTTCAATTACTGCTAAACGCTCAAGTGGATTTGCTCTTAAAAATCCTGAATCCATGTCAAACGCTACAAATTGTGTATTAGGTGTTATGTCGTCCATACTAAGTCTTGATTCTACGCATGAAATATATGGCTGCAAAGATAGAGAAACAAACTGCCGTCTTTCATCCTGCACGTTAGCGTAAGTCATTGAGTTGTTTTGATCTGCACTAATATAGTAAGCAGGAACGTTGCAAAGTCTTGCAATTTGAGTTGCCATATATTGCAATGAATCATTATAGGTCATGTCCTTCGGTGAAAACGAAGTTGGTTGGAATTCTAAACTTGAAGTTAAATAAGCGGTTGATCTCTCAGCGCGACTTCGACGCCAAGCGGCTAATAATCCAGCAACTTCCTTATCACCTAAGTCAGCACCATTATTTTTCAAAATTCCGGCGGGAGTTGGAACGGCTGCTGCGTTTGCTGCCGCTTTTTCCAAATCAATTGCTGCTCTTAAAATTCTTGCGCCGGCGTGTAAAATTCCATCAATAGGTGATTGGAAAGTGACAAGTGAGCCAATTCCCGACATTGGTCTTTCAACGCCATCAACTGTATAAAAATCGACAAAAGTGTTATTTTTATTTAATTGAACTTGAACTCTAGTATTATTTACAAAATCAAAACGAGATGGACGATTATCGTCTTGGTAAACTTCAGTTACTTCAAGATATGCGCTTCCGTAGAATAAAAGTGCATCCACCAAGGCTGTAAGAATAACTGAGTTTGGTGCAGATTTAGATAATTGACTTACCCAAGGTAAATTTGGTAATTCCTCTTTAGTTGCTTTTGAATAAGTTTCTAATTCCATTACGCCAATTGTTGTTGCAATTAAATTGCGGCAACGCATAACCGCAGGAACGGAAATTGCTTCCGATCTACCTACTGATTGAAAGGGAGTGAACTGAGCATAATAATTAAAAGGGTCTGTAACAACAGGCGGGGCTAATTGCGCTGTTAAATTTGTTTTAGGTGATAAACCGACTAAATCTCGAAAAAATCCCATTGGTGAAGTATATCACAAACCTTAGACATAAATCTTAGGAACT